GCTTGTGTGATCGACATGAACAGTCCGGGCGGGATGGTCTTGGGGCTGGAAAGTGCGGCACAGGCTATCGCGGATCTTGCTGCACAAAAGCCGGTGCATGTCTTGGTCAATCCCATGGCGGCGTCTGCAGCCTATTATTTGGCATCCCAAGCCAGCGACATCACCATGACGGCGGGGAGTTCCTTGGGCAGCATTGGTACCACGCGCATGAGCGTGTGGCCGGTGAAGCCGGACGCATGGGGCGATCAATGGGGGGTGCATTTGTCCAGCCATGCCCGCGCGAAAAACCCTGATCCAACTTCAGAGGATGGGCAGGCAGAAATCCAGCGCGGCTTGGATGAGGCCGAAGCCGCTTTCCTAGATGCGGTGGCGCGTGGGCGCAACCTGGACCGCGCCGGATTGCCTGCGCGCCTGTCGGTGACGGAAAACGAGACGGACGGCGGTGCGATGTATGCACCGACGGACGCCATCAACCGTGGCTTGGCAGATCGCCAAGAAACCCGCGCGGGGTTTTATGACCGTGTGTTTGCCAGTGTCGCACCAGCACAGAGCGGCAGTTCGCGCGCCACGGCGCGTACGGCGCGCGCGCAAGCGGACATCGCAGCGGCGCTTTCCAAAACCTAATTCCCGCAGGTCGATCCTGTGTGATTGCCTTGCCGGTGTCGCCGGTGGGGTTTCAACCCGTGGCGCATAGGCCGCCACATACCTTCAAAGAGGAACATGTGATGAAGGACATCAACGATTTGCGCGCGGCGCGCAAAACGGCGGCTGATGCAATGGCGACGGCTGCCGACAAAATCGAGGCGCTGGAAAATTCCGACACACCGGACGCGGAAGAAGTGACCAAGGCACAGGCTGCGTTTGAGACGGCCAAGGCCGATTTTGATAAGGCGGCCAAGGCTGTGACGCGCGCCGAAGACGTTGAGCGCGCGCAGGCGGCGGCGGCCCAAGGTGGCGACGAACAACAGCCGCAGGGCGGATATGCACCAGTCGCTGCGGCCCCAAAGAACCCGGCGGATAAGGCGATTGAAGTGGGCTTCATTGTCGGCGCGCTTGCCAATCAAAAGGGCGATGCAGAGAAGGCGGCAGCGCAGTTGGAGGACGCAGGGCATACTGGTGTTGCTGCGGTCCTGTCTGGCGCATCTTCTGCGGCTGGCGGTGTGACCATTCCTGAGCCATTGGCAAACGACGTCATTGATCTGCTGCGGCCAAAAGTTGTCGTGCGCCGCGCTGGTGCGGAAACCTCGCCAATTCCGGCAGGCAAGATGCGCCATGCCCGTATGGCGTCCGGCGCGACCGCCAACTATGGCGGCGAGGCTGCGGCGATTGTCGAGTCTGAGCCGACTTTTGATAGCGTAGACCTGTCGTTCCGCAAGCTGACGGCGTTGGTTCCACTGTCCAATGATCTTTTGCGCATGTCGTCCACCGCTATGGCGCGCGTGGCGCGCAATGATGTTGTGCGCCAAATGGCGGCGCGGGAAGACATCGCGTTTCTGCGCAACGATGGTACCAATGGCACACCGAAGGGCCTGCGCCACTGGTGTCTTGCGCCCAATTGGCTGGCCGAAGCGGCAGCTACAGCGGCAGCGGTGGAAGTGTTGATCAATCGTCTGGTCAACAAAGTGGAAGACGCAGATGTTCCAATGTTGATGCCTGGCTGGGCAATGCGCGCCAGCACCAAGAATTTCTTGGCAGGGCTGCGGGACGCAAACGGGTATCCTTTGTATCCGTCCATCGACAAGGACGGCACGCTGAAAGGGTTCCCGATTTACCCCAGTTCCCAAATTCCTAACAACTTGGGCGCGGGCAGTGATACGGAAATTACCTTTGTCGATTTCTCTGAAATGATGATCGGGGATGCGATGAACCTGACCATTGCGACCAGCGATCAGGCGACCTTTGTCAACACCTCCGGCGATCCGGTTTCGGCATTTCAAAATGATCTGACCTTGATGCGTGCGATCAGTGAGCATGATTTTGCGCCAATGCATGATGCCGCGATTGCCGGTGCAACCGTGACCGGCTGGTCCCTCTAACCGTCAACATTGGCTGATTGAAAACTGACCGCTCCGGCATGGTGTCGGGGCGGCGATCTGGATTGATATTTGAAGGCAAACACAATGGCAAAGGTGAAGCTTGAATGCACCGCAACGCATGGCCGCTGGAACAAGGGCGACGTTGCATCGTTTGAAAAAGAGACTGCCACCAAACTTACTGACGGCAAAAAGCCGAAGTGGCAGAAGGCATCGGCTAAGAAAGACGAAACCGGCGGCGGCAGCTAATCCTCCGGATCACTTCAAAGCAATTAGGGGGGCGGTGATGGAAATAGTCAGCAACATCACGCAGGCGGTTACGGCGGCAGACTTCAAACGTGCTATCCACTTTGTGGAAGAGGACGTGTCCGAAGATGCCACTTTTGATGGCCTGCTGTTGGCGGCGCAGGCCGTTGTGGAGGCTGGCACCAATCGCCCCTTGACCACTCGCACTGCGCAACTGCGCTGCCGTTCTGGCTGCGGTCTGCGCTGGTGGGTGCCTTGCGCGCCGGTGTCCGAAGTCACCAAGATTGAATGGCTGGACGCGGGCGCATAGCAAGAGCTGCCCCTTGATGCGGTTTGGTTGGAGCAGTCTTTCGACGAGCCTCAATTGGTGCTGCCATCGGGGTTCTGGGTTGGCGTTAGAGATGGCGCAGACATTCGCATCACGGCGGAGATTGGCCACGCTGCCGTGCCAAGGCCACTGGCGCAGGCCATCATTCTGGTCGCGTCTGATTGGTATGAAGCGGGGATCAATCCCGAAAAGGCGCAAGAGACACAAGTGAGTTTTGGCGCGCGCGCTCTAATGAAGCAGGCGCGTTATGGGCGGCCATGTGAATGGGCGGCGGGTTGATCATGCGGTTTGACCAGCGGGTGCAATTCCTGCGCAATACGCCCGAAGATGACGGGTTTTCTGAGGTTCAGAGATATTCGCCCCACGGGTCGCCGATGTGGGCTGCCATCGTCTCGCAGACTGCGAGTGAGCGCTTGGCCGCCAGTGGGGTTGCCGGTTCGGCGGCGGTGGTGTTTGTGGTTCGCGTTGGTACGACTTCAGTTGGGGTCACTTCAAAATATCGCATTGCGCATGGTGGGTTGGATTACGACATACAGTCCGTAACGCCCTGCCAGGGGCGGCGGCGTTGTTTGCAGATCACCGCTGTCGCGCGGGTCGATTGATGTCTATTGAAATGGGTTTGGAGGGGTTCTCCGAGCTTGAACGCGAGCTTGACCAGTTGTCGAAAGCGGCAGGCAAAGGCGTGTTGCGGCGATCTTTGAAGCGTTCTGCGGAGCCAATGGCGGATTTGATGCGGCGATACGCGCCGCGCGGGACAAGTGCGCAGGATTTGCTTGCCGCAAGCATCGTTGTTTCAGCCAAATTATCAAAGCGGCAAGCATCCCAGCACCGCCGCATGTTCCGCGATGATCGCGCAAGCGTGGAAATGTTTGTGGGTCCCGGACCTGACCCAGCCGCTTGGAACCAAGAGTTTGGCAACGTCTTGCATGGTCCCCAGCCATTTGTGCGGCCTGCTTGGGATCAAGATCACCGGGCCATGTTGGACCGGTTGGGTGCAGATCTTTGGGTGGAGCTTGAAAAGTCAATCAAACGTGCAGAGCGCAAAGCCGCGCGGTTGGCTGCAAAGGGGTAGTCATGGAAGAGCAATTGCGCGCTTTGCTGCGCTCTGACGCGGGGGTGGCAGCGATCTGTGGTCAGCGGGTCAGCTTTGGTGAGCATCCGCAGGGGCAGGATTTTCCCGCGCTGGTCCTCAATACAATCAGCCAAACCAACGGCCATGCGCTGCAAGGTCCAGACGGTTTGGAGAAGGCTCGGGTGCAGGTCGATTGCATTGCGCTGACTTATGGCGAGGCGCGCCGACTGTCTCGTGCGGTTGTGGCGCTCTTGGATGGGCATCGCGGCGGGCAGTTTTCTGGGGTGTTCAGTGCGGGCAATCGTGCTGGGCGCGAGGGTGGCAGCAATGAGGCGGACAGGCCCTTCCGTGTTTCTTTGGACTTTTTGACAAAATGGAGACCTTGAAATGTCAGATGCAGAAAGTGGATTTGGTACCACCTTTGGTGTTGAGGGCGGGACGCCTGATGTGTTCCCCGTGCTTGCCAACGTGGTTTCGATCAAACCGCCGGGCAAAAAGCGTGACGCGCTGGATGCAACGCACCTTAAGAGTCCTGGGGGCTGGAAGGAGTTTAAGCCGGGCGCACTTAAGGAGTTGGGTGACGCCAGCATCGGATTGAATTTTCATCCCGACAATGAGCCTGCTTTGGCGGCAATTTTTGATGCCGGAGGGGGGCGGTTTCAAATTGGATTTGTTGGCGGTGCGAAGCTGACCTTCTCTGCCGTGGTGACCGAGTATGATACTCAGGAGATCACAAACGAAAAAATGTCAGCGTCGATGACATTGAAGCCTTCTGGGCAAGCCGTGTGGGAGGGAGCGTCGGGTGGCTAATCGGTTTTTTGGCGAGCATTCCGCGACTGTCGATGGGGAACGCTACACGCTGCGGTGCGACTTCAATGCGCTGATAGCCTTTGAGGATGCGACTGGCGAGGACGCTTTGCAGGCTTTTGAAGCCTTGGAAGGCGGACAAGTTGGCTTGCGCCAGATGCGGGCTATCATGTTGGCGTTGCTCCAGCATCATCACCCTGAAATCACTGAGAAAGAAGCGGGCGTTATTCTGAGTAAGAACGTCGACCTGCTGCAAAAGGTGATTGCTGCATCCAGCCCAGAGCAAGGCGACAAGGGTTCGGTGGGAAACGGGCCCAAGCCCCGGAACAAAAAACCCGCCAAGGGTTAGATTATCTGGGGCTATTGGAGGCCTATATTGCGGCGGGGTTTGACCCGGCGCAATTCTGGGGGCTAACCCCTCGTTTGTATCTTGCCCAAATGAGGGGCGCGTTAGAGCGCCTGGAGCAAGAGCAAAAGGCGCGCGAGTGGACGGTTTGGCATACTGCCGCTCTTGTGCGCGCTGAACAGTTGCCCGACTTTGCCAACTTTTCTGGCGGACGGGTGTCTCAAGCAAAACAACAAACACCCAAAGAGGTTCTGGCAATGGGCGAAGCTCTGGCCCGTGCCTGGGGTGTTGAAAGGGTCTAAGTAATGTCGGCATCTGTGATAGGCGCATTGCGCGTTAATCTTGGCTTGGATAGTGCCAAATTTGAGCGCGGTGCGCGGCGGGTGCAAACGCCGTTAGCGGCCATGCGCAAGCAATTCCAGGCGGTGGCGGCAATTGCCGCTGCCGCTGGTGCTGCAATCTCCGCAGCGGCTTTGGCTGGTGCGCGAGATATTGACAAAGCGGCTAAATCTGCGCGGCGTCTCGGATCATCTATCACGGGGTTTCGGGCACTTGAGTTGGCCGCAGATGAGGCGGGCGTAAACCTTTCAAGCCTTGCCAACGACATCCAGACCATGAATCGCGAGCTGGCGACGGTTGGGGTTTCTGGCAATGGTCAGCGCGCACTTGAAAAGTTGGGTTTGAGCCTGAGCGATTTGGCTGGATTGGACGCCGACGAAAAGCTGGCAGCTATTGCGGATCGCGTGAAAGACCTTGGCTTGTCCAGCGGCCAAACAACAGCCGTGTTGCGTGATCTCGGTGTACGTAATCGGGAAATGGCCTTGCTGATGCTGCAAGGTGGCGATGCTATCCGACGCGCCCGAAAAGATATTGAGGACTATGGTCTAGGTCTCAGCGCGGTTGATGCATCCCGTATTGAGGCGGCAAACGATGCGATTGGCCGCCTGTCCCTTGCGGGGCAGTACCTCGGCCAGCAGCTCGCCTTGGCGGTCGTGCCTACGTTGGGCAGAATGGCGACTGCGTTTACAGATAGCCTGCGCAGCGGTGGGGCTTTGCGGACCGTGATTGATGCGGTGGCGGGCAATATTCAGCGGCTTTCAACTTACGCTGCGACGGCGGTTTCTCTCTTTGCTGTTCGGTATGTTGGCGCGATGGTCGCGGCAAAGGTTGCAACCTTCAGTCTAGCCGGCGCGCTGCGCCTTCTTCGAACCGCACTTATTGCCAGCGGCATCGGTCTTGTGGTGGTGGCGGCAGGGGAGCTTGTGCTTTGGTTTGGTCGCCTTGTGACCGCAACCGGTGGCTGGGGCGGCGCGCTTAAAGCGCTTGGCGATCTTGCTTCTGCGGTCTGGGGTGGGATCAAAACCACGGCTTCGGCGCTAGGGTCAGCGCTTGGTGCCGTTTGGGCGGATATTCGGGCCGGTTTTATTGGTATGTTGGAGGAGTTGCAGCGCCGCTGGTACAAATTCGTTATTCGTATCACCAATGGCTTTGCCGCTGCGGGTATGGACGCAATTTCCAGTCAAATGGCAGGCTATGCAGAGACCCAGGGTAGGGCGCTAGATGCGCTTATTGAGGCGTCGGCAGCGGCTTCTGGCAAGGCGGATAACTTGCGCAAAAAGTCTCGTGACCTCGCGGGGGAGGGTCTTGGGAAGATAGCAACAGCGGCCAAAAAACTAGCGACTACTGTTAAGGATGCTTCTGCTGAGATGCGCGATGGTGCCGGTGCGTCTGACGCCTTAGCGGGTGCCTTGTCCGGGGTTGAAACGGAAAGCTCTAAGGCGGGAAGCTCTGTAAAGAAAACCAAGGATGACGTTAGCAAGCTGAGCCAAGAAATGCAGAGTGTAAAATCTGCGGCGCAGTCTGCCTTTGCAGGTCTTGTAACGGGAGCAAAGAGCGCAAAGGACGCTTTACGCGATGTTCTGGGTAGCTTTGCGACAATGCTGGCAAATCAGGCTTTCAATTCACTGTTTGGAGGGCTTTTTAAGGAGGGCGCTGGTTTACTCAGTGGTTTGTTGTCCTTTGATGGGGGCGGTTTTACGGGTAACGGTTCTCGGTCTGGTGGCGTGGATGGCAAGGGGGGCTTTCCAGCAATCTTGCATCCCAATGAGACAGTTATTGACCATACGAAGGGGCAAGCGCTTGGCGTCGGCAGTGGTCGTGTTCAAGTTGACGTCTTTGTGAATGATGACGGTAAGATCGGAGCGATTGCGCGATCTGAGGCGCAAAATGTGGCCGTGAGCGTGGTCGAGGGTGGGCTACGGCAATACGACAACGCCCTGCCTGATCGCGTCCAAGAAATCTCCAATGATCCGAGGGCGCGCTGATGGCCTACACATTTCCACTCGCTCTGGCGGATTTCTTTGAAGGCCTCCGTCTGACGTCACTGGCTTTTGAGTTGGGCGAGAACATGGAGGTCAGCGAGACCGGTGGCGGTGAGTTTTTGTCCAATGCGACGGGGCCACGCCTCTGGCACGGCGCGGTTCATATTGCCACAGACACGGTTCGGGAG